TCGTCGTCGATCATGGCTGAGCCGCCTTCTTCGCCGTCCTCCGCTTCTTCTCGTTCAAGAGCGCAACGCCGCGCTTAAACTGCTTGACGGTCATGTCGGAAAAGCCGGTGGCGCCGAGCGTGTCGAAGAAGATCGCCAGATCGCTCTTTGTCTCCTCGAGGAGCTGCTGCATCTGGATCAGCTGCTCGCCGTCGATCAGCGCCGAGCCTGCGGCTTTGCCGTCGTCGTCGGCGTCCTGGGGCGCGTGGGAGACGATCGGCAGCACCGCCATCAGGGAGTAGCGGCGCCCATAGGTGAGCGAGCTGCCGACCGCCTGAACGTTGTTCTTGGATCCGGAACTGTCGTGCTGCAGCGGCGGGCTCGTGGCGCGCTCAGCATGGCCCTGGCGGTGGCGCAGGATCGCCGTCGTGATCAGGCGACCGTCGGTCGTGGTGTCGTGTTCGAAGCGCAGCGAGAAGCCATGCTTGTGCAGCGGCTCGCGCAGCGCCTCGAGGATGTCGTCAAGGGTCGCGTAGGGCGTTTTCTGGATCGGCTCCGCGCCTTCCGGAACGCCGCCTGCCCTCTCTCGGTCAGCCTTGGAATAGACGATGATGCGGCCTTTGCGGTCGATGGTCGGCAGGGTGGGCTGCAGCTCGTTGAAGGCCTCGGCGAAGGCGATCGAGGCGCGGTCGGCCTCGACCGCCTTTTTCATCGCCATCAAGCCTTGTAGCTTGGCCAGGTCGACACTCGGATCGCGCGCCGCGCGCTCGATCATCGCGAGGTAGGGATCGGGTGTCCCGGAGGACGGAGCAAGGGGGTTGCGCTCCCCCTCCGGGACTGGCGGCGACGTCGTGCGGACGGCGTCCTCCGCCACAATTGCGGTCGGCTGGGTCATCACCCAGCTTCCCTACTTGGTACATCGATGTCAATGTGACATCGCGCGGCGAAAAAATATTTTGTGGACGCCTGTGGATTACTTGGCGTCGTCGCGGGCGAGGTAGGCCCTCACCAGGTTGCCAATACGCCGCCGTTCTTCCGGCGACTCACCGGCCACAATGGCATCGAGCGAGGGCGCGTCGGGGGGTGAGAAGAATTGCGCCGGCTGAATGCGAAGCGCCCGCATGAGCTTGAATTGCATCTCTAAATGAATGCGCCGGTCGCCTGTTTCATAACGAGAAACCACGCTCGCCGCCGTCCCGACCATTTTCGCTAGGTCGCCTTGCAGCAGGCCGCGGTGCTCGCGCCATTCCTTGAGATAGTGGCGAAATGGTGCGTCGTGAGAAGTTGCCATATTGGAAACTTACCACACTTCACCGGCCCTGCAAGGCGTATTCCGTGGCATTTCTGTTGAGGCTTGGGCCCCCTTGCGGTCAAATACCAGATGGGCAAATCTACCCCTATGGCCAAGAAACTCAGCGAACCCGTCCAACGCTTTCAGCTCATTCGAGCGCGAGAGCGCCTGGGCCTGAACGTGCCCGAGCTGGCGAAAAAGCTCGGCGTGGCGAAGCCGACCGTCTATCGCATCGAGGCGGGCATCAGCCACCCGTCGCTCGCGCTCATGCAGAAATGGGTGGCGGAGCTTGGGCCAGGCGCCAGCATGGAGCTGTTCTGGACGAAATCCGCCAAACCGAGGCACGTTCTGGGCCATTTGCCGCGCGTCGACGCCGCGGAGTGACGCCATGCGGCACTGGCGCAGACAGCCGAAGCTTGCGCCTATTGAACGCGAACAGCAGCGCGCCGTCATGGAGCATTGGGAGTGGCTGCGTAAGCCTAATACCCTGCTGGCCGCGATCCCCAACGCCGGCGCGCTCGGCCAGCCCGGCCTGACGCCAGGCCTCGCCGACCTGGTGGCGCTCGGCCCCGAACTGCCCGGCGGAATGCCGGTCGGTTTCATCGAGCTCAAGCGCCATGAGCGCTCGGTGATTTCCGATGCTCAAATCAAATTCGCCGAGCTCTGTCACCGGCTCGGCGTGCCGCACGCGTTCGCGTTTGGCCGCGATGACGCCGTCCGCGTCCTCGAAGCCTGGGGGCTCGTGAGGAAAGCGCTTGTGTGAAAGGGAGGAAAAAACTTTGAACACTGCCGAGCTCGTCAAGAAGCTGCTCGACGCCGGGGCCAATTCCGACGCCGTCGCGATCGCCATCCAAGCCGTGGGGGAAGCCGCCGACGCGGCGACCGAGGCAGCGACGCCGCGGCGCCGGCGCAGGCGCAAGCCAGCCGAAGTTGTCAGCGTCGTCCGCTAAGGGGCGCACGCGTGAGCATTGCGGCCGCAATCGAGGAGATGATCGAGGAGGGCTTTACGCTCGACCAGGCGATCAAGGCCGCAAAGATCGTCGAAGCCAATCTCGCCATGGGGGCTGCGCTCACCGCTCGCCAGGTTCGCAATCAACGGTACTACCAAGCCCGCAAGGAGCGTCGTGAGCGTCTTAATTCAGACGCTTTAAGACGCTCTCAAGACGCGTCTGAAACCGTCTTAAAAGCGTCTGAAACCGTCTTAATTAAGACGCCCCTCGCGCGCGTAGAAGATAGTTCTACTACTACAGAGACATCTGGAAAGAAGGATAAGAATATACGCCAAGGCGTCTTAAATCAGACGCCTCGCGACATCCTTCTCGAATGCCTCTCGCCTGACAGCGCCGACGCCGTGCTGGCGCATCGGAAAGCCAAGCGCTGCCCGCTCACCGTCCGCGCCGCCCAGTTGCTCGCCAAGGGCTTCACCGCGACCGGCGATCCGAACGCCGCCGCCGACATGATGATCGAGCGCGGATGGCAGGGCTTCAAACCCGAATGGTACGACAACGAGAGGGCCGGAAATGGACAACAGCGACAAGGGAAGGGGTCAATTGTCGAGGCTGGGCGACGCCTCACGGAACGCCTTGTCGCAGCCGAACGGGAGCGCGAATTGCAAGCCGTCGATCGCGTCGATGATGGCGACCCAGCTGTTCGGTTTCTTCCCACGTTCGGACGCCAACGATCCTGAGATGTTCGTCACGGGCGCGGCGGCGATGTTGGCGCGCTATCCGGAAGCCGTGGCGCGCGCCGTCTGCGATCCCGTTCGCGGCCTGCCGTCGACCAGAAAATTCTTGCCGGCGATCGCCGAGATCCGCGAGGCCTGCGAGCGCGAGATGATCTGGCACGACGCGGTTGTGAAACGCGATCGCGAGCGGGAACATACCGCGCGCGTGCTGGACGGCCGCAAGGCCGCACTGGGCTCGACCGAGCACCAGCGCGTGGTCAAGGGCTTCGCGGGGCTTCGTGAGGCCATGGAAGCCAGGCGGGCGGCCGAGCCGGATCGGCCGAAGCCATTCACGTTGCCGGTCGTCGAGGGCAAGCCCCTGTTCGCCGATCGGCCGGCCGTGAGCACGCCCGACTTGGCCAATTACCTCGCCGAGATGCGGGGCCGCGACGAAGCGGCTATGACGGTCGAGGAGGCTTGGGCGCGTGCCGAAGGCCAATCTCGATGAGCTGGCGGATCGCCGCGGCGCGGCTGGCAACGCGGCGGTCGAACCGGAAGTCATCGATCCGCTCGATCAGCTTCTGGTCGATAAGGATAATCACCCGCGCATCGGGCGGCTTGGCAACCATGGCGCTAATTGTGCACCCGGTCCTACAGGCAGTAAATGTGTCGAGTATGCGTCCGGCATATCCGACAACCTCCCCCAAATTGGGGGAGCCGCAACGTCGTAAATACTACGTGATCACGGTTGCATCACGTGCTGCCAAAGAGGAAACTGCTTTGTTTGAACGGGGAGGAACGCCATGTCGTACGCTGCAGCCCGATTTTCCGGCATGGTCACCGATTACGACCAGATGCTGACCGCGGCGTTGAACCCCAGCGGTCCCTACGCGTTTTTGCGCAAGCTGGGCGCAGCGCTGGAAAAGGGCCGTCGGAAGGACGTCCGCGTGCTCGACGACGGCAGCGTTGAACTGGTGGTGAAATACGACCGCCTTGGCGACATGCTGGCCGTCCTGACCGAGCTGGACGCGCTCAAGGCGATGGTCCGCGTTGATCCCGAAAGCGCGCTTCAATGACGCTCATTCGGGCTTCGACCGCATCAACGCGCTCCCACGCCCGGCGCACGTTGGCGTTGAGCTCCGCTTGGCCGGTGGTCACTTGGCTGAGGATCGACGCGGCGCGCCTGAGCTCGATGCGCAACAGGTACACGAAGTAGATCAGAACCCCAGCGATGACCAGCAGCAGCACTGTCTGGGCAAAATCCATCCATTCGTGGAACGACATCCAATCTTCGAATTTTTCCACGAGCTAGCCCCCTTGCCGGCAATAAACGAATAGGAGGCCCTAAGGTTGCCAATGACGCAACTCATCCTAAAGGGTTAGGCAGAAATCCCCATGCAAGAGAGAAAAGATCCCGCCAAATCTGTGGAGGCGCTGGTCAAGAAGATCATGCCCCTACTCAAGGGAAAACCTCCCGAAGTTCAGGGTGCGGCGCTGGCCGATCTGTTGGCGATGTGGCTCGCCGGCCATCTCGATCGGAGCGACCCGGAAGGCGAAAAAACCGCGCTCCTCCGCGAGGCGACGCTCGAGCTTCACCTAATGGCGGTGCGGGCGCTGATCCCGATCAATTACGAGATGCAAGTCAAGCCGCAGCTCAAGGCTCAGCGGCACTAACGTTGCGGGCCGCCGCTGCCCCCCCAGATGTTGTTTTGCTGCAGCGGTCCATAGTTCCACGGGGCTTTGCTCAAAATATCCCAGATGTTGTTGCCTTGCTGCAGCGGCCCATAGTTTGAAGGGGCGTTGCTCGGCACATTGGGAGCCGCAGCGGACGCCACCGGCTGCGCGTTCGCCGCAGGGACATTGGGATTGGCTGCGGGCTGGCCGCCGCCGCCAAGGTTGAGCGCGGTGTAGATCGGCGCGCGTGACGCTGAGCTATTCGGCGTCTGATACTGAAAGGTGCCGAAGCGCGGGTTTGAGGCCGCGGCGGCCGGGGCTGCGGCTGGCGCTGCGGTCGATGTCGCGGCCGGGCTTGCGGCCATCTTTTGCCGGGCGATGATGCTCGGATCCATGGGGCCGGCCGCTGAGCCGGCCGGGGCCGCTGTCGCCGGCGACGCCAAGGGCCCCGGCGGGGGGGCGTAATAGCTGCGCGGGTCGGTCTGTCCAGGATAGGGCATATTGCGGCCGGCAGGGCCGAGATCTTGCGGGAACGGCATATTGCGCGAGGCTGGATCGGTTGTCGGGGCCGCCGGCCAGGCCGGAACGGCGCGGCCACGGGCTTGGGGCAGTATCGAAGGACCGGGTCTAAGCGACGTATCCCCGGCGCCGACAAGGTCGCCTGCATCTGTCGGCCCCCCTTGCGAAGCGGCGTTAAGGATGCCGCTAACCAGGCCGCCAATGTCGGGGTCGTCTGGCATGCCGTGGCGCATGCTCCACACACTGGGCGTAGTCTCGGCGGCTTGTGCCGAGCTGATCGGATTGAACGCGTTCAATGCGCTCAAGATCGGGTTTTGCGTGCCCGGCGTTTGCGTTCCGGGGGCGACCGATGGCCGGCCGGCCGCTTGGCCGACCGCCGGATAGCCCATCGAGGGTTGGCCTGGGGTGGTGGCCGTGCGGCCCATAACCTGGCCGCCGGGCATCGTGCCGCCGGGCAGAGTGCCGTACGTCGGCGCGGCGCCTGGACCATAGGGCTGGGCAGCGCCTTGGTTAGCCAGCAAGCTCTGCAGCCAGCCCGCCCAATCGCCGCTGCTGTCGGGAACCGGCATCAGCGCCGTCCGGTTCGGATCTCGTAATCCTCGACTTTGCGGTTTTGGACGCCGGGGACGGTCTGCTGTTGCGCCTCGGGATCGCGGGTGTCGAATTGCGCCATATAGGCAGTGACGCCCATGCGCTGGATGTCCTCGCTGCGCTGGCGCTGCTCGTCGGCGATGCCGGGGATGGACCAGAGCTGGGCGCCTTCGGCGGGCGGCTCGGGCAGGCTGCTATCGGGCTCGGCCGGGGCTCGGCCGGTCGGCGGAGGCAGCGGCACATATTGAGGGGCGCGAGCCGGCGGGGCTGGAATGGTTTTGGTGGCGCGGCTTGGCGGGGTACGACTGGCCATGGCGTCAATCTCCCTTCAGGGAATTGGAAACATAGCACGAACGTTTGAGAGGCGTCACCAGTTGCGCCGCTTGGCCGCCGGGCTCTTGCGCAGGATGTAAGCGGCCGCCTCGAGCCGGCGGGTTTTGTCGGGGCTTCGCAAGCCCTCGTAGATGGTCGCCTCGGCCTTATCCATCGCCCGCTCGGCCGCCTCGAGCGCGACGGCCATGAGCTCGGGCCACGCGCGCGTCATCTGGCGCAAATCCACGATCGGGCAATTAAGCTTGCGCGCGGCCGCGCTGACATTGCCGTCGGCTTGTTTGAGCTCGCGAATGACCCGGTTCGGATCCAAGTGCGCGCAGCTCGCCGGGATCACAGCCATTTGCGCCGCTCAGCGAGAAGGGCGCGCCTGAGCGCAACCTCGAGCCGTCGCCGCCTTTCGATCGGCTTGGGCCCATAGAGCGCCTGGCGCAGCCGCTCGAGCCGATTGGCCTTATCATGCGCCTGGCAACGATACATGAGGCCGTCGCACCAGTGGCAGAGCACGCGCCCGTCATAAAGCCTAAGTGTGCGCGCGCGCCGGTCACAGACCGGGCACAGGAAAAACGACCATGAGCCGCGCTTGCCCTGCGGCCCGCGGGCTGGAAACAGGCGATGGGTGACGCGGATCTCGCGCTCGAGATCGCCGAAGCGGACTATCACCGATAGGCTTTCGGGCGTGATCGCGCCGGCGCGCCGCATGGTCGCGGCGCTGACGCTGGGCAAATCGTCTTTGAACGGCAGGCCGGCGCGTTTGCCTGAGCTTGTGCTGTTACGCGCCATTCCCGCTTAGGAACATGTCGTGACGAGCCGGCACGCAATTGCACCACTCGCCGGGCATCTGCAGGCCCTGCGCGCCGAGCAGGCCTTGATTTAGGTAGTTCTGCTGCTGCATGGCCCCCAGCTGCTGCTGTTGGGCCAGTTGCGCGTTCTGCTGCGCCAGCTGCCCCAGCTGCCAGTACGGGTTTATGCCCTGCGCCTGCTGAGGCGGTCGAAAGTCGGGCCCGGCGGGCTGCGGCGGCCGCGCCTCGATCCTCTTGAGCGCGCGCTCGCGCCACATGTCTCGATCGTCGGCGATCTTGGCGATTTGCGCCTCGAGCTCGGCGACGCGATCGTCTTGCCGATCGGCGCGGAGATTTTTGGCGATCGCCGTCACCATGAGCGCCATCGTGGTCAAGACTGACATGGGCGAGCCTCCAAACCGCGCTAATCAATCCGCCTTGACGGGCAAGGTCAAGACTTGATCCCGAGCTCGCGCCGGATGGTCGCGTGTTTCACCGCGAACTGGACCAAGAGCGCGATGACGGGCGGGATGGCGTGCGGGCGCCCGTTGCGCTCGCCGTGCTCCCAGCCGCGGATGGCGCGCGGGCTGACTTGGAACGCCTTCGCGAACTCGGCTTGCGTCAATCCCAGCTTTTCGCGCGCGGCCTTGATCTCCTCGGGCGTCATCGCCGCGCCTCCTCTAAAACTTCGATGCGGCGGCGCAAGTCGCCCTGGCCAAGCCAAAGCTCGCGAATGTCGGCGCGCATGGCGTCGACCGTTTGATCGAGCCGGATAACGGCCCTAATCAGGATATCCGTGTCGCGCCGCAGCGTGCGGATATCCTCGCGCATGCTGAGAAGCTCGCGGCCGATCCATTCCAGCGTCACATTGTCGGGGAGATCGGTCACGCGGCCTCGCTGGCGAAGCGGAGAATGGCGTCGGAAAAGCTCTCTCCGTGGGCACGGGCGGCCCTGAGCCGGTTCAAGGTCATTTTGTCCAGCCAAAGGTAAAAGCCGCCCGTGGGGCTTCCCTGGGCCGGCAAACGGCTATGCTCGGGAACGCCCTGGCAAAGGGCCGCATAGGCGGCGGCGCTGATTTCAATCCGGATCATAGTCCTCCATCTGGCCATAATGGCCGCGGTTGTCAATGTGCCGACAAAAAAGCCAGGCTTCGCGCCTGGCTCCCGAAATTATCCCGAAATTCGGGATTGACGGCCACTATGGCCGCTTAGCGGGCAAAGCGTTGAACCTTGCCCCGCCGATCCACGCGGACCTTGCAGCCGGCGCGCAGCAAGTCGACGGCGCTGCCGATGCCCCATGGCATGTCCTCATAATCGGGCAAGCTTTCGGGATAGCGGGCGATCAGCGCGTCGGCGATCGCCTTCGCGGTCGACGTCTCCCATGCGGCATGCTCGCAGGCCTGGTAGTCATAGAAGCGCGCAAGCTTGGCGATCGCGGCCGGCTTGGCGCGCCGGGGTACGAAACGATAGGCGCGCATCTGGCGAAGGTTGCGAGCCATCTCGACGCGCATGTCATGGCCTTTCGCGCGCTTGTGCACGCCGTAGCAAGCCTCGAAGCTCTTGACGTTTTCGCGCAGGAGCTCGCGCCCGATTTGGCGCAAGTTGAGGATCTTCGCGCCATAGGGATGCAAGCGCGCATAGGCGGTAACCAGGATATCAATATCGAAGTCTGAAACGACAAAGCAGGACATGGGTTTAAATCCTTCCGGAGGCGAGCATGAAAAGGGCGAATAGGAGGGCCAGGGCGACCATCAGGCCGCCTCAGCGAGCTCGAGGGCCTCGAGGCGCGCGCGCTTGGCCTTCATGGCCAGCGCATAGGCTTGGCGGATTGTGAGGCCTTGAGAGTTTTTAGATTTGCCATCGGCCCATGCGCGCTTTTCAGCGTTGGCGAGCGCCGCAAAATCCGCGCGGATTTTGGCGCGATGCTTGGCCGCGTCGAAACAGCGCTTTTGCCCCGATGCGCAATTGGTCGGGATGTTGGTTTCGTCATTGAAAGGCCGCTTGGCCTTGACTGGCTTGGTGTAGAGCGGGCCCCATGACTTGGGCTCAGGGCGCCCGTTGAGATCCTCGAAACGGAACGGGCGCGCGGTATAGGCCAGCTGATCAACTTCGCGCTTGGCGACCATCGCGGCGATCGCGGCCGCGCGCTCCTCGATTGTGGTTTCGTAGTTCATTGATCCATTCTCCTCATATGGCCATTGTGGCCGCTATCGAGACGCGTATATGTGGCCATTGTGGCCGCTGTCAAGACAAGCGCTCGCATAAACCGGCCGCACAATGGCGGCCGGTTTAAACTAGCGCTTAGGCCCACTTTCCGCGATGACGCGAAGGCGGCCCCAACCGAGCGACGCGATAATGAAAGCTCCGCTTTCGCGGTCCAAACAACGCCAAGTGACGGGCCGGCCGACGTCGTTCCATTGCTCGATTGCGAGCGGCAGCAACGATTGCCCATAGCGTCGCTCAAGCGCTTGCTTGAGCTTGCGTCTATCTTTGTCTGGGAGGCCGCTCATTTCAGGCGGCCTCGAGCATTGGCTCGAGCTCGTCGACGAGCTCGTCATCGGCCGGCGCGGCGATCGCGGCCTCCCGCATGAACTCGACCGCGCGAGACGCTGCAGCCGCGGCAGCAACGATCACCTTTTCGTGATCCTCGAGGAGCTTGATCCACGTGGCGATATAGGCCGCGTCGACGCCGTCATTATCGAAGCCAAACTCGCCGCAAAGGAAAGCGCTGGTGAGCTCGGCGACAAGCTCCTCGACCGCGTAAGAGCGATCGCCGAAACGCTTGCCAAACGTGCGCGCCAAGCGCTTGTCGGCGCCCGTCCAATGGCCAAGCTCGTGAAACGCCACGCCATAATAGAGGGACGCGTTTTTGAAGTTTTCGAACGCTGGCATGTTCACGAAATCGCCGGCCGGCTGGTAATAGGCGCGCGCCTCGCCGTGGCGATAATCAGCGCCGGTCGCCGCAATGAACGCGTCGGCGATTTCGTCGCGCGCGTTTGGATTGATGACGCGTTGCGCGCCGTCGGGATTGGTGACCTTGGCCGGCAGATTGTCGCATTGCGACACGTTGAAAACGGTGTACGCCTTCAAAAACGGAATGG